CGCTTGCCGTCAGGTGGGAGACCTTAATGTAGCAGCTATAAAAAAACCCTCTGTAAACACAGAGGGTTTCGTTTTACTCAGCTAACGCCGGGGATTACTCCCACTCAATTATTTACAGCACTCGTAACCAATTGACTGAAAACAGGTTTATGAAATGATAATTTCTGCGTACCGTTTTATATACCGTCACCGGGCAACTGTACCATGAAAAATACCATGCTACCTGGTCAGTTCATCGTACTGTCTTTCGCAGACCCTTCCGGATTCAGATGCCCGGTCAGCGTACTCTGCCAGTTTCCGGTTTCGTTCGAGAGATTTTTCGAGCACGTCGGCAAGCAAAACTCCGGTGTCTGCGGCTGACGACCCAGCGCCGACAGTGGCGTTATACTGCCTGAGCTGCTCACGGATGGCAACGAGCTGCTGCTGCAGCCTGCCAGCGCGAGCGGCAGCATCAAGAGCATCATTGCGCGCCTGGTCGATCCTCTGCTGCGCTTCACGTTCATTGGTTGCTTTCTCCTGTTCGTCATGTTGACGGGCTTTCTCATCTTCTGCTTTGCGATCAGCCTTCGCCTGCGCATACCCGGCGTCGTACTGTCTGTTACCGTGAATATTCCAGGCTACAATGCCGCCGGCCACCAGAGCAGCAAGCATCGACACGATAAGCAGCTGTTTCCAGTGCGCTTTCACGAATGCTGTAATCATGATGCTAGTACCTTCTTAGCCGACATGTAACGCACACGGCGATCGTCGATGCCATTCTGGCCGCCGTTGATGATCTGCGTGACGCGCATCAGGTCGTCGGTGTACTTCAGGCATCCATTTTTCACGAAGTACCACGCCGCGCTCCGCGCTGCATACTCGTCCTGCGCCAGCAGCTCCGGATGCTTAACCAGGTCCACCTTCAGACCGTTGCCGCAGTCACGATAGTTGTTCAGCCCGGTGATCTGGATAAGCCCTCGTCCGCGGTAAAACCAGCCGTCGGTCGGCCCGTTATTCCCCATGCGTTTGCTGTACACCAGATTGGCAATGGCCCGCTGCCTCTCCAGTGGCAACGATGGTTCACCCTGCCGGCGCCCGAGGGAATTAGCCTGGCCCTGCGTCAGCCTCCCGGCGCGGACGAAACCAGACAGCCCCGCCACGCTGTAATTGAAGCTCTCAACGAGCTGGGTAAAGCCAGTGCTTTCATGCCCGGCCTGGGCAATAAACATCGCCTGATCCAGTGGCTTGATGATGCCAAACTCTTTCATGGCCGCCACGATGTGCGGATGCCAGCGTGTGGCCAGCGCCAGGCTAACTCCGGCAGCTTTCTGAAACTCGTTAATGTCCATGTTGCGACCTCGATATCTTGAAGATTTGCACGACGTTGCCGCGCGTCTTCAGCACCGCGGCGAACATCACAGCATTGATAACGACCTCAGAAAGATCTGCGGTCATAGGGAAGTGGTACAGGTATGAGTACGCGGTGCGCAGCGGGATACTGGCCGCCGCCACGATGAGGAAATAGGCTATCCACCCACCCCAGCGGCGGTGGCGCGATCCGTTGCGCTGGAAGAACATCACCCGCAGCGCTATCCCGCCGCAGATGATGGAATTAGCGATAATCAGCAGATCATGGCCTGTCATCGTCTTTTCCTCCCGGGATTAAATCGCGCGGATTGTCAGAGCGGTGATACAGCCATATCCCAACCCTCACCGCGACAATTGCCGCAACGAACGCGCCGGCGGAGTAGACAATGCCCAGCTCGAACGAGTCCTGTGTGATGGTGGGGATCATGCTGGCCAGCCCGATAAGGACTGATGCTGTTGGCTTGTAGAAGAGAAGACCGCAGAGGAAGCTGAGAAGGGACAGAAGAACGCGGCGCCGGATAGGGTATTCAACCGCTGAGGTGACAAATATTACCGCCCCTGCGAGTGAGCCCAGCGCTACTTCTGGCGGAACTCCGGCGACGACTGCCGCCAGTGCTCCGTAGCTAAGCCCCTGATTTACCGTATCAGCGGTTAGCGTTCCTGACATGGTGACCACCGTTTACTATGCATGATGAACCTCCTGAAGTTGGTAAGCTCATCATACACAATAAACCGAATTCGAATAATTGGTAATTCGTCAAGAAACTTTCTTATTCGCCTACTTATAACAATTGGTAATTACTGCCCATCATCACCATGAAAACTGCAGACTCAACGTCACGCCCGTTTGCGCTGCGACGTAATCAGCCATAGCAACCAAAGACTGGTCGTCATCCGGGTCGGCGTCATATTCGTAAAGAACACCGCCGGGCCATTCCTCTGCTCTGGATTTGTGCGTGGTTGCGTAATAATCAGCGCCATCAAAGAAAATATAAAAATGCATATATCACCCAATCTTGTTAATCAGTACATCGTAGATTTTCACTTCCGCACCACCGGTTAGGACGTTGAACAGGGAAATGCTCAACTGAACATAGTCATATGTCATGTAATCCTGAACGACGTTCAGGCCCGTTGATGAGCGGTATTCTGCTGCCGTTGTTCCTGCTGTCACCGTTGTAGCAGCGGAAGTAATTACACGGTCTCCAAAGACAGGAATGCCGTTGCTGTCGAACGTCAGGACAGTCACCAGGCGGGCGGTGATGACCACTGGCACACCCTCAGTCGTCGCCTTGTACTTAAACTTAATGTGCGCGGGTGTGGTGCCGCGAGGGACTTTGACGACCAGTTGCGCACCAGATGGGAATCCCTGGCCGACCGTGGATTTTTTGACTATTGACAGGCACCCAACTGTATTACCGGCAGCGTCAGTTGTGGTGCCACGCGTCAGGGTTGTGGTATCTGACGTCAGCCGGTCAGTACGCGATGCGTTCATGTCTGCGTACCAGCGGTCAACGAGCGTACTGCGGGTGAAGGTGCCATCCACAAGGTATTTATTCAGGTCGCCACGTACCGCTGGTTGCAAACCTTGAAGTGAGTTTGATTTATCTGACAGCAACCGGGTGTTAATCATGGATTTGACCGCTGTCCCTGACCAGTAGGCTACGTTGCTGTCAACATTCAGCATACTGGTGCCCGTATCGTCATAAAACAGATGGTCGGTAGTGGCATTCGTGCCATCACACACAAGCCACGCCGGATAAAATCTGACGTGGGCCGGTTTGGTTGTTTCAAACCACCGGGCGTAGCTGTTGTTGAATTCAACATGACCGCCGTCAACATTCACTACCGTGCCGGATGCCGTATTAGAGCCGAGCATGACAAAATCGAACTTACAGGAAACGAAGTTAAACTCCGCGCCAACGTCGCTCCATTCCAGTGCTTTACCGCCATGAAAACCGTACCCATTAAAGAGATAGTTTTCCCCCATATCCGTCAGCGAGCTTTCCAGGCCTGCTTTAATGGACGTCACCAGGTCTTTATCTGCTGTGCAACTACCACCATTAAAGGTAACGAGATAACAGTGATTTCCGAATGCAATGCCATATTTTGGCGATGAGATATTCAGCTCATTAAATATCACGCTACTGAAAGCGCCGTTAACATCAGATGTTAAATGCAGGGCTGTGACCGGGGAGTTTGTCCGCCGTGTTGCATCTTTGATTCTAAGTCTTTCAACGTTCCCTTTGACAAATTCAACGCCGGACTGAAAGGGAATAGTGGGTCTGCATCTGACAATCGCAAACGCCGTTGTTGTTTCATACAGCGTATTTTCAATCGTGAAATCAACCAGCTCAATTCTGTTCGGGTCAAACTCGACGGTATTCCCTTTTGATGAGCGAAACTTCAGCCCCATCATATCCAGCCGGAAACGCCCGCGCGTCCACCAGAACGACGCCACGACGGTAAACAAGGCATTAAGGGCATCGGTATCATCATCTCCTGAAGGGAATACCCCCGCATCAGCACAGGTCAGTGACAGATCGTTTAGTATCTTTTTCCAGCGTGCGCCGTCACTGGTAACAATCGTGAGTATCCCGTCGTCGGCCGTGGTGGTGTCGTCAGGGTCATATTCGTAATCACTCCCGCCGCGTGGCATATCTGGTGCCAGCCCTGTGGAATAGGAAACAGTCCGAATAAGCTGGATGCTTTGCGTAGGTTCAATAGCGCGTAGGGCCGATACATCGGCACAACGTCCAATATATTTCTGCCCATCCGCCGCGCCAATCTCGATCATAACATCAGTTGCTGAGCCTGATTCCGGCAGAACAGCAATAGGGTTTCCATCACTGTTAAAGGCAATTAGTTTATTTTTTCTCCCAGCTATATTGGGGAGCATTCCAATGCTGGACTCAGGAGATCTGAGTGTTCTTTTAAACAGGTTATCAGCATAAGTTACAGAGCCCGCATCTCCGTTATCAACATAATTCTTCGTGGCCGCATCCTGCGCCTGTGACGGATCACGAAGGTTACGAATGCGGTTGTTGAGTGCGTCGTAATAGTTAGCGATGAACGACGGCTTTCGCAGCGCCAGTCGGAGAAAGCTGAAACACTGCTGGATAAGCATGGTCAGCTTGTCGAACGCATCCTCATGGACCTCTGCGAAGAACTTCCCCTGGTTGCGTAGGTCAGTCTCCTGGGTAACTGGCAGGTCACGTGAGATAGAGATTTGCCATCCGTTGGCCAGCGGTGACATCAGCACTACATTCCCACCAGAATAAGTACCAGCCCAGGTAACGGAGTAATCGGTATCCAGAGTCAGCACCGTAATATTTTCGTTAAGGTCAGCGACCTGGACGGTGAGATCTGACTTCTTGAAGATGCGGAACGTGTACGGGAAAGATGTGGTAACGCCGTTCCCTGTGTAGTCGTTATGGTCGACTTCGGTTGAGACCGTCATATGAAATCTCCGGATGTCGCAGCGCCCGGCGCGCCACACTGGAGATCATTCTATTACCCATCAAACCATATATGAATAAAACAGATCGAAACGAGCAAAAACATTACCATTAAGGTAAACAAAAGAGCTCTGGAAAACTTTGTTACCTTTTGATATATGTATATATATACAGTATTTATGGGAGTATTCCTAATGCCAGAGCGGTACCAGTATCCTGTCGACGAAGGTTTTGCGGATCGTATTCACACCCCGGAAGGGGTCAGATCCCTGGTTGTAAAATCACAGCTGATGGAGTTGCTCAGGGAGATGGAGCGAGACGGCCACGATGTCAGCGGTGCGGCGGCGGAACTGGTGGCACTGGTTAACTATGTGACGAGCTCGCAGTTGTCAATGCGGGAGCTGCAAACACACCTGGATTTCTGCGCAATGCAGCTCAGACAGCATCTGAGATAACGGCAACTTACCAGACCATGAAGATTTTATGGATAAAAACCGAACATAATTCTACAATCCCATCGCCACATTCAGTGGTCTACACATGGTAAGTGAAAATGAAAAAAGCATTAGCAGTGCTGTTTGTTCTGTTGTCTCTGGGTTCAGCTTCACAAGCTTTCGCTGGTAACTGCCAGCATGATAGTGATACTGCTGCTGACGGCTCACGTTGCGGCGGGCGTTCTGCTGATTCTCGTCCCGGCGGTCAGTGATAAATAAGGCCGCGAAAGCGGCCTTTGTGACATGTCACACTCTTTTCCTGAAGGATAGCCATTCGAAGAACGAAGACATTCCTCCGCAGGCGATAGCAAAGATTAGACCACCAAAGAAAAGTAGACCAGCCTGCCACCACTCCCAGCGCCATACGTCCATGGCTCCAACCATTCCCACGATAGATCCAACCAGTGGTATATAGCTGACGATGAATGCAATCGGTGCCGCTATTATCCAGTGCAAGCCCCACCACGATTCTAGTCCAGCCATGATTGCTGCAAGTTGGAAGAGCCCCACCACGATGTAAACGATAAAGCCAATAGCTTGCATGTAGTCACCTATTTATTCAGAAAAAATTAGAGGTTTACCTTGAATAAGGCTCGCCACAAGAATTATTCCCTGCATAACAAAAATAAACCAGCAGATAGCCTGCGATGGGTGGCTAAGAAAATATTTGTATCGGTCAGCGAATAACAACCCACAAGAAACTATCACAGACAAAACAATTGAAAACAAGCTCCCCTCCCCTTATTCCGGCGTTACGTCCTGCGGTCGCCACCAGTATGTTTGATTGAATTCTTTCTTCGAACGCTGCTCCATCTTGCGCAGATAGCCAGGCGAGAAGTATTCCTGCAGCTGATTAAATATCATATGGTCAAGAGCTGCTTTTGCATACCATAGGTTGGCACCGGGGATAAGCCCCTTGCCGAGTTTAACCAGATCACCACCTGTCTGCTCCGGCTTTCCTTCAACGGCATTAAGCGGGATACCCTGAGCCAGCTTAACCACGTCATCAACCAGTCCGGCCACAGGCCCCAGCATTGAAGCCAGCGCACCGCCGCCATAACGGGTATGGTCAGAAAGAAGAAAATCACCATACAGGCCAAGGCCACCACCTTTCAGTAGTGCACCGAGCCAGAATTTACCAGCATCTTTTCCGGTCATCTCCCGTGGGTTACGCCCGGATGCCAGGTCGTTAAGTTGCTGAGATAGCGCGCCCAGCATCGTGGTGCTGGCGAGGAATGCGGCGATATAGGCAGCCCGGCCACCAGCGGAAGGCATCCCCATTGCACGCGTCCAGTGCCGCAAAACAACAGATATCGGGAACGATTTAAACAGGAAAACCGAGCGGGTTAACTCACCTTTCCATGTGCCGCGCTGCAACCCGCCACCGGTAAGCAGCTTCTCACGCGCGCCAGGCGTAATGACTGCCATGTCGACTTCTTCAGATACTGCTGCCAACAGCCGGCGCATGGCCTCAAACCTGACTCGCTCCGGCAGTCCTAAGTGCATAACAGCAGCATCAGGGATCCGCATAATACTTTCCGGCGTGAGCATCGTAGTGTTTCCGTTACCCCAGTCCTCCTGTTGCGCCAGCTTCCATACACTGAAGTCCTGCTCGGTGATTCCTTTGCTTTTCAGTATGCGGAAATCGCTGTCGTCAAGGCTCCGCAGATCAGGTGCCCTGCTGACCACTTCCCCAAGGCTTCCCATCATCGTCACGCCGTAGGCACGTTTGTGCGCATCGGTCCATGCTGTCAGGCCGCTAGCGCGCATCACCGCCGTTGCCGCCCAGCGAGAAACCGAAGGACCCATGTTATCCATCGCCCAGCGGTTAACGCTGCCGAGCAACGATTCCATTGCCAGGCCAGCACGGCGGGCGCGGGCAAGCTCCGTGCGGTTCGCCGGGTTCATAGCCTCAAGTTGGTTCATAAACAGCCGGTTCATAGGGATGTTCGCTACCTTCGCCGACATGTACATCGTGCCAAGGTCTGAGAAGGAAGCCAGCAGCGCGGAACCAAGTCGGCTCGCCACCATCCAGTTTCGGATATTATCTGACCACCGTGCGATGTGCGGGTTGGCGATCGGCTGAGTCTTACCGGCGATAAAGTTGTAAAGGTTCTCGGTGCTGTTGGCCAGGCGCTTAATCCTGCCTGTGCGCTCAGGGTTGGCAGTGGCCTGTTCAGCCGTAACCTCGTCCAGGATAGAGCGGAAAACGTGATCGGGGTTCGGGCCGTATGTTTCAACCAGCGCGATATCTTTGCTGATACCTTCAAGGTGCCCGACCATTACTTCCCACAGAGAGCGATCGCCATATTCTCGCTGATACTCAAGGTAGGAGTCTGCGTCTTTGAAGTGGATCTGACGGGATGCATTACCGCGATTAGAGCGCGCGCCGGAAGTGCGCATGCCAGTATCGCTTAATTTGTTCAGCCCGCCGGTGGCTATGGTGTTGTATGCCTCGCCCAGGAAGGTTTTCAACTCAGCATCGCTCATCAACTGTCCGTCATCTTTGATGTAGTACTTGCGATCCAGTTTGCCGATGACGTCGCTAACCCATTTATCCTGCGGAACCCTGCCGACTTTCTCCATTGAGTGGTGCTGAGGGATGCCCCAATTTTCCAGGTAGCCGATATCACCACCAGCGTCATTGAAGCGCTGGCGCAGCAGTTCAGTAACGCCAGCCCATGCTTTTGCGCCCTTCTTAGCCCTGACGTTGCCTGTGTCCTGCCCGCGCATCTCGTAAACCAGATCGCGCACGCTGGCCTCGTCCTCAAACAGGTGGAAGAATCTCGGGTCTACCGCTTCAAATGCTTCCTGAATCTGGCTTAGTGCATAGTCGCGTGTGGCTTTGCCGCGTGATTCTACCGACAGGAAATTTGATTTCCCGTCAGCGTGAAAGGCGATGGTCCGGTTAAGCGCCTCAAGCTTGCCGTCTTTCCCCTGGTAGGTCTTTATGAAGGCGTCGAGCCGCTGCCTGGCTGCGATGGTGAGTGCCACGCGGCGCTTCTTCAGCGCAGCTTCGTTAGTGAGTTCGTTCGCTGCTAACTGCCCGGCTCGGCGCAGCCGTTCGGCGTCAGTCATCGCCCGCCACGAAGCCGGATCATTGCGGGCCAGTTGCCGCATGTTCCGGTAAATACGGTCTTCAATATTCTTGATTTCCTGCTGCGTGAGTCGGCGGCTTGCGGCCTGCTGCACGGCGTTAATACATTCCTGACGCATAATTTATCCTCTTAAGAAACACGCAACAGCGACATCAAAAAGTCTGGAGTCCCGCACTGCCTGCTCATTTTCACGTGCAGCATCATCAAGCACCTCACGCGCGCTTCTGGACTGTGGATTGCCGTCATCATCAAGAACGGTGATCATCATATCTGGCGATAATGCCAGTGACTCTTCAGCAGCCATCACATCAATGTCCTGCTGATTCTCTGCCATTCTTGGCGATGGCGTGTTTTCTATGTCCCGGAGAGCCGCGTTAGGCTCCAGCGGTGCGACTTCATCGGAGGAGCGCACTTCTGCCGTGCGGAAAAATGAAAGAGCCTGAGCATCAAGCTCTGCCTCTGCTTGCTGCCTGCGGGCGATCTCTGCTCTTGCCTCGAAGAATTCACCACCGGGCTCATGCGGGGCCAGTGCGTTACGAGAGAATTCCAGCCTCCCCTGTGCTTCACTGATCCGCTGATCGACATCTCTCAGCCTTGCCTGCTTATCGGCTCGGGCACGGGACAGCGCTTTGCCGCTTCCCGCGGGTTGCTCTGCCAGTATCTGGTTACGCTGCTCAGTGAGGTTAGTGATAATGCGTTCGCTGTTGGCTATTTCTGACTGGTAAACCTTGCGGTCGCCACGCGGAAGAATTTGCGCAGCCTGATCCTCAAGCGTCCGCATTTCAATAGCTCTGGATGTTGCACCCTCATCTGCCTGAGAAAGCATCTCATCCAGTGCCTGCGATATAATGCTGCGCCGTGCCGGTATGCTGGTGAATGCCGCCGGCTCAACAATGCTCGCCACATCAACCGATCGGCCTGCACTGACATCCTGCATCGCCTGCCGTAGTGCCTGGGCATGCGCATCGCGTGACAGCACATTAACCGGAATCCCTGGAGCGATATCAAACTCAGCATGATGAGCAGCATTGGCCGCCAGAGCTGCATCGACGTCGGCAGGCATAAAATCAGGCGGGCGAACATTTTCCCCACGCGAGTTTACGAACCGGCCTACACCGCCGAATGCCAGTCCGAGAACTGCATCGATCGCCATCGCCTGCTTATCGAAAACGTCATACTGCGAGGCCATATCCTCATAGCCATTATTGCGCAGAATGGAGGCGGTGCTGCCGCGCATAGCCATACCAAAGGCGACGTTCGTGCCTGCCGCATAAGCGATATCAGGCGTAGCTCGCACAACGGTACCAGCAGCATTCCCAAGCGCCGATCGTGATAACTGAGCGCCGACACCTTCAGCCAGTGCGCCACCAGCACGCAGGCCGATGCTCATCGGTATGACTGTACCGGCACCAGCTGTAAGGCCGTGTACCAGCGCCACTTCCTGGGCGGTGCTGTAATCTACGCCTTCGCCGCGCAGTCGCTCAAACTCGGAGAACCCCTGCAAGCTGGTCACAGCAGCAGCGGCGCCAGCAGGACCGGCTGCCAGCGTACTTACTACTGCCTGCGATCCCATATCGAAAAGACCATACAGCACCTGTCCGGCGGTGCCGGTAGTGGCGGCATCCGGCGTCAGGCGTTTAACCTGTGATGCAGCAAGCTCTCTCTGTCGGGCGATGTATTCAGGTGACGTGTCACGAAACGATGTATTGTCATTAACAAACTGAGCGATGGGTGATACAACGGCATCAACACCAGCCCACAAAAGCTGGTCAGGCTTTGCAACAAGGCCGGAATAAAGACCTGATGCGGCACCGCTGACTGATCCATCGAAAAACCCAACATCGTTTTTAGGGCTGCCTACTGGGTTTGATGCGGCCTGGTCCAGCTGCTGATTCTGGTTTACCGGGTTAAGTCCGAAGTAACTCATTGAGGGATATCTCCAGAGAAGCGCTGACGCTGCTGCGTGAGATCGATAACTACCGGTGTTCCGTCCTGTTTCAGAAGGTATCCGGTACCAAGTTTCACGAGATACTGGCTGTCGCCGTAGCTTTGCAGGCCGTACTGCCCAGGCGGAGCCTTAACGCCAGCACCGGTAACCTGCGTTTCCCATGCCTGATTAACCTCTTTATCGAACTGCTCAGAAGACATGCCCCACGGCAGCAGGACATTACCCATGCCGTTATAGTCATGCACGCCGCCAGTAGCGACGTTTATCGCCTGCTCCCAGACGTCTGAATCCAGCTCGCCAGAGAGATCGCCCTTCTGCGCCATTACTCCGGCGTAGTAGTCTTTCGCAACGTCATACGCCATAGATGCGCCCTGTGCGTCACCGGCAAATGCATCTTTAACGGTATTGCTGAACTCGAGCCGCATATCGTTTTCTTTCGGCATGGTAATGCCTTTGGCTTCTTTCGATCCTTTGCGTGCTGCGGCACCAGCCAGAATGGTTTGCGATGCGGTAGAGGGCGACACAGACACGTCAGGATTGAACCAGTTTTTCTCAGCAACCACGCCGCCAGGCTTGTCCATCAGGATACCGGCGACTGCGGCAGAAGGGGCGTTGGTACTTATTTGTTGCAGCGCAGCCATATAGACCTGCCCTCCACCGGTGCTTTGTCTGATCATATCAAGGTATGCAGACTGCTGTGAAACTAGAGCATCGCGGAAGAAAGTCCCGATCTTGCTGGCCTCATCTTTTGAAAAAAAAGTTAACGGCGTGCCGTATGATTTTGCCAGTTCGGCTGCCTGAGATGCACGCAGCGCAATGCTCTGGCCAAAGTTATTTTGGTTGGTCATGTCTATAGGCTTACTCTGGCCGGAAGACAGAGAAAACTGAATAGGATCGGCCTGACGCTGTTTGATCACCTGGTTAGCGGCGGCTGATACCTGGTCGAATAATTCAGCCCGTGATGCATAGCCCTCACCGGTCTGTTCCGGCGTCGGCTTCAACTGGTTGACGTATGCCGTGATGCTGCTGGTAGGCATGTTGCGGAATGAGCCAATGTACTGCCCGGCAATCTGCGTATTCCTGAATTCGGTGTAACGCTTGTTTCCCTCCCGCACGCCGTAGGCAGCAATAAAATCAGCTTCCCCTGGCGGGTTTGGGAACTCAACACCTCGCATGTAAGCCGCGGTGGCGTCGCGAACCTGGCTATCGATAGCCGTTCTGTATTCGGCCTGCTGCTGCCGACGGATCTGGTCAGCCTGGCGCAGAAAAGTGGCCTGCGCTTCCGGCGTGGCAGCGTCGAATGCTGCATTGCCGGTGTAACGTTTATTGCTGGTTGGCAACTGTGACAGCCCAAGAGCTGCGCTGACGCTGGTTGATAGCTGGTCAGGGCTGTATGGTTGCGTGCCATTTTCATGTTTAATGATAGCGGCACAGAGCGCCTGCAGCGTATCAGGATTGGAAGCATCAAGAGGCTGGTTTGCCGTTACGCCTAACTGCGCACAAACCGCTTTGATGTATGCGGCCGTGTCGTTATTGTCAGACGGCGGCGCCCAGCGGTTAATGATCTCGCCAACAGTATCAATCCCCTGCCGCTGGTAGGATATGAGGTTGCGCCCCAGCGCGCGGATCCCGTGCTCCGGAGTCTCGAATTTTGCAAACCGGCCATCACTACCAGTCTGCCCTACCCATGGGTTTGATGAGCTGGCTTCGAGGTTTCCTGGGTTATTGTTGCGGATACCCCTGGCATCGCCGCTATCACCTTTCACATAATACTGATCTTGCTGCTCGTGCAACTTTTCAGCATATGCAGTCGCATCATCAGGATTATCAAATATTCCAAGGTGCTTTCCTGTTTTTTCATATAGCGCGATTGCTTCATCATCTGAAAGTAATTTACCGTCATCACTGACCGTTGGTATCAGGACTTCACCTGCATCAGTGCCTATGGAAATAGTTCTTACCGTGCTGATAGTACCATCTTCGTTTTTTACAGATGGTCGGTTGAATAAGTTAATGTTCCCCTGGGTAACCATTCCTTTCGTAGATGATGGCTCACCACCATAAGGGTTAACAGTAGCCCGCCTTGAACCGGCGGCCGTATCGCTCAGCTCACCGTTGCTCTGAATGAATCCGATCGCGTTATTTGCTGACCACTGAGAAAGCGCGCCATCTGCTACCCTCTCTTTGAATTCCACCTTTTTGGCTTGTATCTGCTCAGGGCTCCAGCCATGTGCGGCGCCGAAGCTTTCTATTTGCTGAAACGCCTGCTGATTAGCCAGCACATAGTTGGCGTTATCGCCGTACATCGCCGAAGCGGTTTTGGCGCCGGTGGTCAGCGTTGCCTGGAACTGCCCCTCTTCATACGCATTGAGCTGCCCTATCTCATGCCGGCCAGCCTGAGATGTAAACTGAATGCGCTGCTGCTGAGCCTGCTGCAGGAATCCCTGGCGCGCCGACTCCGGCAACTGCATCGCCAGCTCCTGAGCCTTTGCGTCAAAGAGCTGGGTGTATTCCTGCCCCTTGCCGAGGGCATTTTTACCCTGCAGGTTAAGCAGGCCATTCTGCGGGTTGGTCATCAGGTCGCTTGCGGTCTGCGTCAGTTGCAGCGATGCATCCTGAGCCATAGCGACATCAGCGCGCTGTTTAGCCTGGCCGAATACGTCAAGCGCCTGGCTTCCTGCGCTCAGCAGCGCATCGCCGGTGTTTGGTTGATCGAATGCCTGAAACCCCTGAGTGGAAACGCCACGGCTTTCAACCTGACGCCCGGCGACTGTTGGTACAACTGGCATAGTTCTCTCCTTATCGACCGGTAGGCGTGCCGATGGCAGCAGAAATTGGTGCGGCCTTACTCTGCGTGAACGGGTTCCAGGTTCCGCCGAATGACTGATAAGCGCCATAGGCTTTCAGCGGCGCAGTAAGCAGCGTTGTCGCCGCGCCGATAGTTCCTGAGCTTTTAGCCGCGCTTGCCTGCGCTTCATAGTTAGCCGCCTGCGTCTGATATCCGTATGCTTCTCGCTGAGCATTATTGACGGTCGTCAGAGCATCCAGTGCGCCAAACTGCGCCGTATCCCCGAATATATCCAGCGCAGATCCTGAGCTCATATCAGCACCAGTTGCGCCCATTATTGCCGCCTGCGTGCCCTGCCGCTGCCGGGTCTCACGCCGGCGCTGATCAGCCTCCGCGTTACCGCGATTTATGGCGTCATTAGCCTGGGCAGTTGCAACATCAGCATTCTGCTGAGCAACCGCGGCAGTATATTTACCCTGCTGATACTGGTTATATGCAGACAGGCCGCTGAGCGCTAAAGTCGCGCCGGCGGCGATGGTTGCTGGTTCACACATCAGTTTTTCTCCATGTAAAAGCGGTGGAACGGCAGTCCGAGCACGCCATACGGCGCCGGGTCTTCCAGGGTAAAACCGAGCCAGTGCAGCCACGCTTTTGCGACGTGGTTACGGGCATCGACATAATTTTCGAGATACGGATAGACGGACAGCATTGCAGCAACCACCTTCCGGCAGCGGCGCAGAAATGTGCGCTGATAGCGCTCCAGATCATCCGTGCCGACAAGCCAGGGGATCCCGCTGCCGCCAATCATTGAAGCGGGCGCCACGCCAAAGACGGTGACAACGCGGCCGTTTATCAAGCCGGCACAACAGAAGGTTGATGTGCGAAGGCCACATTCCAGAACACGGGCAGCACTCCAGCCATTCGTGGCGGCAAACTCTTCGATGTCTGCCAGGCGCACGCGGGGGATAATTTCAGCGATGTGCTCTGCGGTGGCCGGGACTATCTGAGCGTTAATCATTAAAAGCCTCCCACGGTAATTCGGGGGATAACCGCCAGCACAGAAAGCGGCAGCGGGTCAGTCTGTCGGATCTTTACCCGCCCATTTTTATCCCAGTTGCTGTCGAGTTTGACCTCTACTTTGCCTGTGGCGTCATCAACCGGATCGTCGTAAAACTCAAACTCGCGCTGAGGGTATTCGTACCACTGGCCGCCTGGAGTTGATGCCCAGATGCCTCGGCTGGCGTTGACCACCAGCGTCACGGAATTGATCAGCTGTTTCTTATCGAGCAGCGTCTCCTGCCCGTTAATATTGATGTCCAGGGTTTCAAACTGGGCGTTAATCGGCAGGCCGATGTGGACCACTGCGCCGGGTTTCTCCAGAGTAACGGCGCCGCCGGTGACGACTTTCTGCGGCTCTACACTGGCGTCGGACAGTACATTGACGGTCTGTCCTTCAAGGTGATCGAGTCCGGCGAATGTCTGGCGGGCCATATACCAGTTAGTGGTGGCGGTATTGCGCAGGACAGGAGGAATATTCCTGTTGGCTGTGACGGTTACCGAATTGCCGCTTTCAACCGAAATAATGTCGCAACGCAGTTGCATGGCGACGGCGCTACCATCTTCAGGATCGGTTCCAGTGTAGGGGAACTGGATCTGTGCGCCGACGTCTCCCACGGTAAAATAGCTGGCCCCGCTCATCGTCAGGGTATACGGCACCTGATAACTCCAGTCCCCGCTTCCACCGCCGATAGTCGCCGCCCGGCTGCCGGTATTGCGCCCGTCATAGGTCAGCCCGCTGTCGACAAAGAAAGCGTCAAGGTCATCGGTGAACTGTCGGCTTGCCAGCCTTTCGATATAGCGTTTCGTCTGGCCGTTGATGGTGCGGTTAACCACGAAATAGATCGCATCCTCGCTGCCTTCACTGATACCGCAAGTGCTCTCATATTTCCCGGCACTGGATTGCGGAGACCAGGCGAATACCTGTTGATCACGCAGATAGGTCAGCACCAGCAATTTCCCATCGTCGCGCACGCAGAACGCGCTGGAGAACGGGACAATACAAAACGCCCAGTCGACAATGCTGCGCTTCTGGAAAAGGTGATTAGCGAGGATTGTAAGGTCGTTGCCCTGGAATCCATCAACATCAAACGAGTAGGCCAGATCCCGCACGACGCTGCCCTTCTCCTGGATAAAGAGCGCGATATTCGAAACCGCGATAGGAGGTACATCGCTGCAGCCGTTTGAGCCCTGAGAACTCAGGGAGAATGCAGAAGGCGTAAGCACTTTATTCTGGTCACCGGTCACAACAAACTCACCGCCGGAGGTCAGAACAACAAGCGATCCGACATCGATAAGGTGACGAATTTCGTTAACCTGCCGGCCAGCGTAGGTATAAACGATCCTGTCATCATCCTGCGTCGGGTTGCTCTTGCCGAAGTCTTTATAGTCACCGGTACGGCTGGCCCAGATGGTTTGCGGATACGCAGGGGATGCAGCGAAGTACAGCCTCTGCTGGTAGTAGACGACCGTCGCCGGATAACCATTGACGCTGTTCCACGCATGGCGCGCCCACTTGTAGCTGGCCTTGTCAGCCCCGACAACGTTCTCAGGGATACGAGAAACCACATCAGCGGTTGCAGTCAGCCCGTCACCGGCGACGGCAGTGATCCGCACAATGCCAAAACCACTATGCAGGTATTCCCACTGCACGCCTGTATCGTCATCGCCGGTTCCGCCCCAGCCATCCCACGCCATACCTTCGGTGTGTGATGGGCGTAACGTCCCGGTTTTTCCTTCGGTATTGGCGCGATAGTAGTTGCTGTCGGCGCGCCGGATATCCTCGATCGATGTGCTCTTGCTGGTTTCCCATACTGGTACAGAGTCAACGGCTGGCTGCTCGAGGTAGAACAGCTTTCCGACCTGCTCGGCGCCGAATATTGCAGAGCTCGCGGTAAGCGTGATTGTCCCGGTTGTGGCGCTGGCCCAGACAGTTTTTGACTCGTCGACGTTGATATCCTCAAACGGGCCGTTAGTTGTCTGAACATCGACGATCTGCCAGCTGTCATGCGCATACCGGCGCAATTCTTTAGGCGGATAGGACGGGTGCACGATCGTCATCACGTCGGCGCTTTGGGTGAATTTCAGGCCGAAAACATCACTGTCAGCATAAGGCGTCGCCAGCTCGTAAATCACATCGCCGGTGGTCAGCACCAGGCCGCCGTCTTTGATGACGCGCATGTAATTGTGGCCAAACTCCAGCGCATAGGTCTGCACCGTCGAAAACTGGAAAGGTATCAGGCGACATTTGCGATCCGGGTATTTTGCCGCGGCGATGAACTGCGTGCCCGGGCGGTTCTCTACCCCGCCATACTGCCGCACAATAAAGTTATCGCACTTGCGCAGCGCCACCTGGTACTTTGCCATATCGATGCGGCCATAGAGCGATGGAGCAATTTCGCCACCTGAGAAGCTCGGTTGTATCCAGCTAATAGATGCTGGGTAATGCGGTCTGGCCATCAGCACATCCTCGCTACGGTAAACGGATCTTCAGGCATTTGCGGTTCCTGCGATTCGTTCATGCTGTGAGAGCCAGCACTGAGGATGATCCGGCTATACATGCTCAGGGCGTTATTGCCGAGGTCGGCATTACCCGTGAGAACCATGTTAATAGCCGCGGCCAGGCGCCAGGATAGAGCCTCCTGAAAGATGGGATCGAACATGTTCACGTCGGTGATGCGGGCAACATACCGAAGCCAGGCCTGCGGCAGATCGGTGTAAATTAGCCTCCCCGTGCCGGCGCTATCCGCGCCGACCACATACTGCACGCGCATAGCAGCCGTCGGATACCGTACGCCAGGCAGCGGGATCTCAATAATACGGAGGCAGTCAGTGGGATAGGTATACGCATAATCCCAGTCCTGCGGCGGGTTATTGGTATCAGCCAGCGCGATATTCTTGGTCGCAAAATTCCAGTCAAAATCGGCTAGGACAGCATCACGAATCGACTCGTAATACAGGGAACATTGCCCGGCTTCTTTGCTGGCTTCTTCCAGACTGTTGATGCTCCGGTTATTACCGATGTTGCTCAGCGCCCGGTTGCAGATCTCAATGACAGAGGCCATTACTCGCCTCCTTCACCGTAAAGCGTCTGCGCCGCCGTCTTCGGCGCCTCACCTGAAACAGGCGCCAGCGCCATATCGGTGATTTGCAGATCCGCGCTGCGGAAAGTGCCATCGTCGCCTTCACGCGCCGAGATACCCTTAATCACTGCTTTTGCGGTGATCATCACCTCAGTGCCTACATTCTGCGGCTGGGCTTTCAGCTTATTCAGGGTGTCATTGTTCAGCGTGATGCACAGCCCCCACGGATATTCGTCGCGGGTTTTGGTCTCGCCGCTTTCATCCTGGTAGCTGTCGGTGCCGGTTTTGAGATTGACCATTTCCATAGAACGCTCCTACAAGAAAGGGGCCGAAGCCCCCTGGTTTATTCTGAGGCTCAGACGCCTAAATCTTTTCGCTTTTCGGCGATCTTCTCGCGCAGCGTTTCGGCTTTGGTGTTGTGATGCGGCTTCTCGTTATAGAGCAACTCGTACTCTTCTCGGAGCTTATCCAGCTCGTCATCGCCCCCACCGCCTTCGTTCAGCGGCTCAGGTTTAACAACAGCAGGAGCCACAACCTTTTGCGTTGCCTTCGCCTTTGCTTCCTTCGCCGCTTCGTTCAGCGGCTCCAGCGCGGAGCCAGGCACCCCGTCATACTCAATCTCTGAATCCTCCGGCCAGAGGTTGTTATGGACATGGGACAGACGCAGCACGCGGTATTTTGCTTTTTCAGCTGACATCGATATCTCCTTAGCCGGTCACTTTAGAGCGGGTCGGGTACGGGGTATTCGCATCAACATCCAGGTTGATACCGGAGGTGAACGCGCCAGCAGTCAGCGGGCCGGTGGCTACGGAGTAGTTCACACGCAGATAGCGCAGAACGCCCGCCGGTACCTTCGCCGACACAACGCGCTTACCAGCTTTAAGCGCTGCCAGAGCTAGTGCTCCGCTGTCATAAATGGTCGTCCAGGTGCTGTTGTCCGGGCTGGTCTGCAACTGCACGTTGACGGTGGCGGCGCCAGCAGCGGTAGCCGTGGTGTTAACGAGAGCCCAGAACTCCAGCGGATAACCAACGCCGATATCACGGCGGGTGCCGTCGACAGGCGCCAGGTCAATCACATCGGTAGAAGCAGCAGTAGCCGTAACCGCCTGCGCTTCGGAGAACATCAACAGTTTGTCGAGGATCATCTTCATTTCTCCATTTAGCAGCCCGTTTCCGGGCCGCTGGTTATAGTCAGGGGTTAAACCACGCGAGCTTCAGTTTCCAGAAGCGCATCGGTTTCGCGAATCGGAACGCCGCGGAAACTGGTCCACCAATCGCCTTCAGTCTCTTTGACGCTAATCGCCAGAGAGGATTTCTCCAGCGATTGCAGGTCAAGAGCCTGGGCAACAGTGCGGTTCATGTAGAACACCGGGCGCCCCATGCCACGGTTAGGGATGCGATGCAGCGCTTTCACCATGAGCTTGGCGATGTTGGCTGCCGCAGCAGGATCGGACAGGTCGCTGATATCGATGTTCGCGATGCGCACAACGTAGCGCCAGTCGCGCAGGCACAGACCGTTATCCCACTTATAGTGGGTACGGTAGCCTTCATACTGGCCGCCGCTGGCATCTTTCAGAGTCTGCTGGCCTTTATCTTCCATCTGCAGACCTGCTTTCTGGCCTTTCGGGAAGATACCGTGAACGGTGTTTTCGCCCCATACAATGAGCCAGATTGAAGTGTTATCGGTGCCAGTACCGCCGGCGTCGATAATGTTTTTCGCGTTGGTAGCCGTCAGGTCGGAGTAGCGAGAAGACAGTCCCATGAACTGCTGCGGGTTAACGCTGGAGTCGCCATAAAAAAGCGTTTGAGTCATCTGCTGATTCATCGCCTCGAGGAAAGCGCGATCTTCTGACAGCCGAAATTCAGCGGTATTTCCGTTCAGATCTGCCAGAGATTTATCAATCTCCGCATAGGTTTCCAGCATGCCAATGCCATCTGTAACCTGCACAGTGGTCGATTTGCTCGGCTGAACGCCGTAGTTGAGCAGGCGCCAGGTCGCCGACGGTAGGCCAGAACGAATGGTCGTACGATGACCGGTCGGCAGGTTGCCTTCAACGATCAGCATGTCCTGCAGGATCGGGTTGGTTTGGGAAAGGAGTTCGATAATTTTATCGACTTTCCCGTTCGGGTCGATGCGCTTACCCCAGTCTGCCAGCGTCAGCGCAGTAATGCCTTTAACAGCCATGGTTATATCCTCTCTTATTTGCCATAAAGCACTTCGGCCGCACTACGCTGACCGCTTTCTTTTCCTGTCACCACGCCATCTTCTGACATGGCTTTTCCTACTTTGACGAACGCCTTAACCAGCTCAGGGTGATTACCCAGCCCTGTGCCGTTCAGATACTCTTTCAGCGCCGGCGTGCCGAAGGTGTCCAGGGCTCGCTGAGCAACACCGAGGTTGGCCGTCAACTTATCGCCGCCGATTTCTTTATCGGCCTTCACAGTTGCTGCCCACTCTTCAGTTTGCGCCTGCCATGCTTCTGCCTGACGCTGCTGCACACCGGCCAGAATTTTCGGGTATGCATCCACCAGCTTCTGCGCCTGCTCATTGGTCAGGTTCAGCTCGCGCGCTACCGGCTCGAAATCTTTCAGCGCTTCGGTATCCAGGTCGACGCCCTCGGCAGCCGTAAATTCATACTTCTCTGGCGCGCCTTCCTGCTTCTGCTCTTTCTCGGTTTTTTGCTGCTCTCCGTCCTGGTTCTCAGCCTTTTCTTGCTGGCCTTCACCATCAACGGAAGGGTTTTCACCATCCTGTTGTGCAGGCTGATCGCCCTGATGGGCAGAACCTGTGCCTGGTGCAGATGGTTCAGATGCTGCCGGCGCAGCGCCGCCATCAGCGGGCTGCTCATTGCAAAGACGGCGGTGTAACAAACGTTCAAACAAAGTCATTGCTCATCCCCTTAAACAGGAATTGTTTTGGCTTTCAGCTGCGTAAGGACAGCATTCAGCGTGGTACTAAGAGCCGCGGCATCATTGAGAAGCGCGTTGTACTTCGTCACCAGGTCGTTGTGATCAACAAGGAGACCAGCCACATCGATGCGGTATCTGCGGTTGCGGTAGCTGCCGCAGCGGCGGCAATGGAGGCTCCAAGCTTTACGCCGCCGTAGTCAGTGGTCGTGGGCGCGCCAATTACCGCCGGCGCCGGATCGGGAACTTCAACGATCTGCTTATTGCCATCGAAACGGACTACGCGCTGTTTTTGGATCTGAGTCATTTGATTACCCCATTAGCCTCTGCGGCCATCTTCAGATACTGTTCAGGGCAGTGCGCCATGACGCGCTGGAACAATGCCAGCGCCAGGTTGCGCTGCCCCTCGTTGAAAGCAGTCACTTGCGGATCACCGGCAAAGCAGGCAGAAAACACCTTGCCCTGCTCCAGCACCCCCCAGATCACCCGGCGTCCCTGCTCGCTACCCATGACGAAACGGATATCTTCAATGTCACGCTGTTGAAGGATTTCCTTCTCGCGTGCCGATTCAGCAGCCAACTGGTCATCATCAAAATCTGTCATTGCTGACCACCTGCAGGAGCACCTGCTGCGTTAGAAAGCGCTGTCAGTACGCTGGGATCCGCCGTCTGCGCTTCGCTGAGGGTCTTGGCACCCTGAGCGGCAGCCATGCCCATAGCCACCATTTGCTGCTGTTGCTGCTGCTGAGCGCGCTGCTCGCGAACCTGCTCAACCTGTTCCTGTGGAACGATGACTGTCGGCGAGACACCGGACATCTCCGCGAATGCATCAATGGCTTGATCCACGTTGAGTTTGTCCAGCGCTTCCGGTTTGGCCTGTGCCAGCTGGCCAATGAAGCCGACGGTGGATGACAGGCTGGATAGCCCAATAGATTTCTGCGCCTGCGCCATCACAGAGATGTACTCAATGCGCAGCGGCATACCCTGCAGGACGTCAGGCGGAGGCGGGAGAAGGTTTTTTCTCGCCATGATGGAGAAGGTGCGATCGATAAGCGGGTTCAGGCATTCGTCGTTCAGGCGCTCAAGAACAGGCCCAAGCATCAGCAACTTCTCTTCTTTCATCTCGATCACTGCTTCAACCGGCATCGAGCGGGTATTGATGTTCTGCAACATCATGAAGAGGTCGACAAAGTAGGCGCTGTTGATGATCTGCCGGGTATCCTGGATATCGGCGAGCAGGTCGGCGGTATTCGGGTTAACCAGATAGGCAGGCTTTAAACCATCCTGGCCGGTGACCTGATCGATATAGGTGATATCGCCAGGCAAAAGGGAAACGCGCTGGTTGCGGAGTGATGACGGACCAACCATCGGCGGGTTGGTGGCCTTGTCGATCAGTTGGCTTTTGCGCTTCTGCTCCAGTTGCAGCGCTTTAACCTGGCCGAGGGCAATCATGCCCGGGCAGGATGAGCCGTATACGTCCTCGCCGTTCACTTCCCAGCGCGGCGCCATAATCGGGAATTCATCGAAACCAGACTCACGCAGCAACTTATCGCTGTCGCCGCCAACCTCGTAATAAACCGATTTTACCGGCTTATTTTTGCTGTTGAGCTTGGCGGTATCGCGGTCGATGTTTGGATAAACAGCATGAATAACTTCGATCCAGCTTTCGTAGTTGCCGGAATCCCACATGCTCTTCACTGAATCGCTGACGTTATTGAGACCAAACTCCATAACCAGTTGGCGCACCGTCATGGAGAATTTGCGGAAACAGGTATCAACACTGCCGCGCGCAGAGTTCGCCATGTAGTAACTGCCGATCGGAAACATCATCGTGCGGATAACGTCGCTGTCATCTTCCAGAACAGCCATAGCGCCAGTGCTGTAATTCCCCAGGCTGGCGTAAAGCAGAGGCAGTGACTGGTAGATATTGGATTTGTTGAACACTTCGTTCATGCGGCGCTGAACGACTTCAAGCCACAGTTTCACTGGGCCGTAATCCATCATGTCAGGGTCAGGCGTTGCCAGCTTGAACCACGGGCGCGCAGGAGAAGTGATCCCCGACATCATGCCGCTAGATAGCGTGCGTGCTGCCAGGGTGGCGGTGGGGTCAACAATTTTCGTATTGCGGCGGTCATCCCGGTTTACATCGGTGACCAGGAAGCGGGAGCCACGCGGATTGATGAAGTCGCTCAGTTCGCGCCAGTGCGGATCGAACGATGAGCGATCATTAGTGAGCTGTGCCTGCTGCTTTTGCAGTTGCTCTTTCAGGGTTTCCGCTGCCATCTTCCGCGCTCCAGTTACTGACCGAGCAGCGTTTTGCCGCTGGTGTTTGCGGCGGAGGTATCACCCTGCGCCCCGGTCAGCAGCGTAGAGCTACGCCCGGCGGCCGCACGACGGCGCCTGGTTTCTTCATCGCGGGAATCGACTACAGCCTGGTCCTGCTCCTGCGGAGCAGCCTGAACTTCTGGTGCTGCAGGTACTGAAGGCTTGCTGCCAATGCACATATCGATACTCCATACGCGTTTAAATTATTACCAATTTAACCACATATGATTTATTTGTCGTAGTGTATTGACCTTTTGACGATAAATTATTACCTTTTTGGTAAACACAACATGAAAGCGCACCCCATTCTCTTCCATTGGTGGCTTTGTCGTTACTCAGATGGCGGAGTGCGCTTCCAGGTGTGAAAGCATCCGGCGTATGGCACATGCGTCGATAGCGGTCCAGGGGCTCCTTGGTACATGGCCCAGCGGGTAGCCGGAATGTGCAAGCCATGCCCTGCATGCACGACATCGACTCACCATCGTGGCGGTACGGTGTGACACCTCGGAAGAGACGAGGATGCAACGATGAGAGCATTAGCGGAAGCAACGCCTCCCTCGCCGGGTGGTCCACTGTGGTAATCAGTGCTCTCTTCGTTGTGGCATTAGCTCAGTAGGATAGAGCAACCGCCTTCTAAGCGGTTGGTCGCAGGTTAGAATCCTGCATGCTGCACCAGAATCACGCCTCAGGACCGTGATACCCGTAGTTCCAGAGCAAGTTTGGCGGTGGCAGTTATTCCCTTTCTGACCACCGACCTTTTTACAGCAGGACGCCATTGCGATGACTTCATGCTGTAAACCCTGTGACACCCAGCCAAGGACGGCACTTTCCATCATCCCTGTTTCGCCCGGTTCGCCGGGCATTTTTTTAAGGTGAGATTAGACTATGAGTGACAAAGACATTGAATCTGAAATTCAGGCTAAAGGCTTAACCGCGCCGCGTATTACTCCGCAGCACATTGAGACCACTATTATCGAAGAGCATTATTTTACAGCTTATGATGGTATTCGTGCTGCCAACATGGGGGTAGGTGCAGCTTATACAGCGCATAAATCGACTGATTTGCTGACCTTCTGCGTTCTGGTGTTAAAGAACGGTTTCACTGTCACCGGCGAAAGTGCCTGCGCCAGTCCGGAAAACTTCGACGCCGAGATCGGTCGCAAGATTGCCCGCGAGAATGCGGTTAACAAGATTTGGATGCTGGAAGGTTACCTGCTGAAACAAAAGCTCAGTGAGCAGTGTACCGATGAGCGCATGTGTGAAAACTGCTACTCCGGCCAGGGCGCCTGTAAAAACAAGTAACGCCGTGACATGTCACACCAGCCCGCCGATGTGCGGGCTTTTTTACGCCCACGGGTCGTACTCGCTGATCACGTTGGGCTGCTTGCCGCCGGCAGCAGGGAAATCTGAACGCTTCGCCACTGGATAGGCGAATGTCAGAAGCAGCGCATCGCCCTTGCCCGGCGACCGGCCCAAACGCTCTTTGATATCCTCTTTCGGCTCCATGACGATCTTGCCGTCCACCCTAACCTTGTACTCTGCCGCGGAAAGGTCGTCCGCCGTCTCCTGGTCGTCCAGCGCGCCGCCGAGCTTGAGCCACGTCTTACAGGCGTTGAACATCTCGCCGCGCTTATTCAGCATCTGTGGATCTGCCGATGCGCCGCCGAACGGCACAAGCTGCCAGGTGCGGCCCCAGCCGTCACCGATGGACTTCAGCCCGGTACCGTATCCGAAGTCGATAAACACCGCGTCAGCCTGGTACTGGTCCTCAAAGTCAGCGATACGCTTCGCCATAATCAGATCGTCAGTGGTCTTGTTGCCGGTCCAGAGCACTTTGCTGTGCAGCCCCTGGCGGAGATAAATCACTGCATCATCCACGCCGGAATATGCCGGGTCGACGCCGATTATCCGCGGGGCGTGCGCCACCTGCGCAGCGGTAACCACGCGCTTCATCGCTTCATCGGTAAGCCCGGTTGGGATAAACTGCAGTTCTGAGGCGTCCGGGAAGATCCCGCGCACGCGGACCTTCACAAAGTCGCTGTCCTCGCCGTAGTCGTCCACCCATTTCTGCAGCTGCTGCTTGTTGGTGCCTTCGACGGTGCGGGAATCGATCTGCGCGCACTTCCAGCGGTGCTTGTATTTACGGAAGCACTCACGGAATCGCCCGGTGTTACGCGTCGGGTTACCGAACGCCACCCAGATGATTTCGGTGTCTTCGTCCGTCAGCGCGCCCTCAGCAACCTCCCAGACCAGATCCGCGATGTTGGATGCTTCGTCGAACACCACAACGATGCGCTTACGCTCGTTGTGCAGGCCAGCAAACGCCTCGGTGTTGTGCTCAGACCAGGGAATAGCATCGGCGCGCCAGCGTTTGTCGTGGCCCGGATCGTTGCTGTACATCGCGGTGGCGGTGCAGGTGAACCACTCTTTCGTGATAGCCAGGTTCGACCATTTGATGATTTCCGGCCAGGTTTTCGTGCGCAGCTGGTTGTCGGTGTTAGCGGTCACCACCACCTTGCAATCTTCACAGGTGGACATGGCCCAGTTAATCAGCATCGAGATGAACGCAGATTTTCCGATGCCGTGGCCGGATGCGCGGGAAATCATCAGCGGCTGGTGACGAGTCGCGGGATTCTGCAGGTGCTCGCCTATCTCGCGGAATGCGTCAGCCTGCCACTGTCGCGGCCCGGAGGCGTGTGCCAGTTCTGTGCCATCCTCGCCCCACGGGAACGCATACAACGCATAGCCCAGCGGGTCATGGGTGAAGCTGGCGATATCTTCGATCAGCTGTTCTTCCGGGGATAAAGCGGCGTCTGTCACTGGTCACCACCCTGGCGCTCTTTCAGGCGGCGCCGGGCGGCGGCAATGCGGTCGGCAATGGTGACGTTCACGTTAACTTCCATGCGCTCTTTGAACGCGTTAACGTCGACGTGCTTACCGATAAGCTCGAGGTTTTTCACCTTGTCGGGCCATTTGATTTTCTTGAGGATGGTCTCTATCGAGGTCTCATCCATGTTCATGATGGTTGAGGACAGGTCAAACCCGCTAAGCGTGGTTCGCCAGATTTTCGGCCACTCGCGGATAGGCTTCAGGCTGCCGTCGTCGTTAAGGATATCCAGCACGTCCATCTGGTCGATTTCCACCAGGCGCAGCAGCACGTAATCGGCGCTGACGCGCAGGCGCTTGTTGCGCTCCTCCATGAGCTCAGCAATTCGTTTCTGGATACGCTCATCACGCATCATTGTGCTGGCTTTGACGTGGGCAGACTTTGGGGAGAACCCGGCATTGATGGCCGCCTGTGTCTGATTTTCAGGGCATTTAACATACTCCTGGGCGTAGGCTTCCTGCATCACCGTCAACGGTTTGTACTGAGTTGATTTGCGCTTGGGATCCTTTGGCATGGTAAACACCCCGAAAATAATTACCTTTTAGGTAATAGTAACACGCAAAACAAAGCCGCCATAGTCGGCGGCCGCGGTCATTCCAGTTTAAATTCATCCTCAAACTCATGAGCTCGGGCGGCGACATGGTCGTAGAGCACGACGTACTCAACACAGCTTGATAGTGGCATTGGCCGCTCAAACTCAAGCCAGAAGCAGTCGGCATAAGCTCGACCAAACCAGTACCCGCCGCCGTATTCCTTGCCACGCTGTATCATCATCCATCGGCCATCAGGCACAGCGCCGATAAAATCCCCGCGGTAAACGACAGTATAATTACGGTCTTTGCCACCCATGATCTTCACCCCTAAAATACTGTATATTTAAACAGTATAATCGTGTGAGGATTTAGTCAATCTGCCGTGACATGTCACAGTGGCAGTTTTGTTTCGTGCCAGCCGTACATCACCCAGCATGCGGCTTCCCCTGAGTGCGGGCAGGATGCCACCGGCAGTTGATCGCCGCACTTGCCGCAGCGCCGTTTGCTGATGGCGTTAATCCGTCCGCGCACCCGGGCATCATCCTGGCGGATAAGCAACGCGATGTACTCGGCCATTTCGTAGGGATCGCGACCAGGGCGCCGGGCGGCGCAGTTCCGCGCCAGCATTTCCTGCTCCTGTTCATCCAGCACCAGTTCAATTTTGCGCTCACCGGCGGCGGACTGCCGCGCGCGCTGCGCGGCTTTGCGTTCTGCCGGGGATTTAGGCACCCTTCACCTCTACGCATTGAATATTATCTACGTGTGGTGAAATATCGCTCCACGCCCTCTTATCATCTGCAACTTTCATCGCCTTAATGGCTGCTTTGCACTGCTCCATACTCTGCATGGGGACCACCTGCATATTCGATGATTGGCTGCTGATGACGAAAATCAGGAAGAAGTACGGCATCACTTCACCTCCTGCGGGGAGGCCGGCAGCGGCACCCAGTGAGTTGGCTCCCATGAAGCTCCATAGATATTCCATCCGCTTTCTTCATGCCGTACATGCCCGACCTTCCTTCGCCAATCGCCAGGACCAAAAAACTCTTTAGCCACCAGTACATCCACACCAGGAATGGGAATCCGCTCGCTTACCGGAATCCATCCCGGAATAATTTCAGGAATATTTTGTGGTGCGTTGTGTGGTTGCGGGGCGGCCGCGAGCATGGCGGCGCGGCGCCCAGCTTTCCACGCAGATTCAGCCATCACACCCAGCATTTGCTTAGCCGCTGTGGTGTATTGGTTGTGCTGATAATTCTCTGCCCACTCCCTCCCAAACCACGAATAGAAATTATCGTCGGCATCAACTACCGGCGCCGGCTGCGCTGGCGGCATATCTGGACCTTTGCGAATGGCTTTTGCCAGCTCAATAGGGTCATCGTAAAGCCAGTCTCCGGTGTCAGGGTGATTGGCTTCTGCCAGTCGAGCGGCCCACTCCAGACCGTCTTTGTGTCCCTGCAGGTAGTCGAGAGGCAAACACCCAGACTCGCTGTCCATTGCGGACAGTGCTATGCGGGCCAACTCCGAAAGCTCGTCCATGCTCAGGCCGAGGTCATCCATCCAACAACAATCCCTGATTTCTTCCATCCGCTCTCTGGTTATGGTTGATTTGGTCATTGTTTTATTCTCCATCGCCAATCGCCTTATTCAGCTGGTCAAGGACGATATCAGTCATGATGCCTTTGCCACATTCTCCGCAGCCAGCTGAGCATTTTGGTCTGCCAGCATATTCCCAGTTTTTATGGCGGCATCCAGTGAAGCGCTGCAAATGCGAAACTCTTTCGCCAGCTTCAGGAACTTCTGCTCTCTGATCGACAGCTCGCCTGCGCTCTCCAGGGAGGCGATGAGCTCGTTTACTGTTTCGATGCTCATGCCGCCACCCACTCGATCGCCAGATAAGCCACATACAGGATGGCGACGATTGCCACCCACCCAATGATATTTGCCACCATCACGAACAGCAGCAGTGACCGCCGGCTGTAATTCACGAAATCGAAATCCATACTTACCCCCGCTTACCCGTTTAACTTATTGATTAAATTGATATCAATGAAGATCGTTGTTTTAGAACTCTTCGACCTTCCACCCGCCGCCGGCTTTTGCCGGGAGCTTCGTTACTCCGATGACCCGGAATGGGTACTGGTCGGCGGCGACTTTGGTTTTCACCCTGGCATCTTCGGTCCAGTAACCCCCCTTAACTTCGTGCATTTCCAGCTGGCCGTTTGCCAGCATCACAGCGAAGTCAGGCGTGTAGAACGTGTTGTCAGCCAGACGCAGCTTGATGCCTTCGAACCGGTACCAGGCGATTTCACCGTAGCGCCTACGCAGTTCGAGATAACTACAGTAGGCCTCCTCGGTTTTGTTCATCTGGCCGGCCTTGAGCCTCCCCAGTGCCTGCATATTTCTTTGCATTGCGCTTCCCCTTCGTTACTTTCTCTGGTGCGTCGCCGCTGAATTTTGCGTAGAGCTTCGCCACCCTCAGGCAATCGTCATAAATCCCTTTGCTCTTCATGGTTGGCTGGGATGACCGACGGTAAAAATCAACTGCCTCATTAGCCCCCCCCCTGAGCCACTGATATCGAGTAACCATCTCGGAGAAGGTGTTCACGGATGTTCTTTTCTATGAAGTCGACCGGATGCATGCTGACCTCCTTTTTACCTTATTGGTAATTTATAACCATAAACGGATCAATATCAATAGTCTTGCGCATATTTTATTACCTTTTTGGTAAACATTAAGGCGTAAAAAAACGCGCTTCCGCGCTGCGCTGGCTGTCAGGGCGCCGGTCCGCCCCTGAATCCCGGCGGGATCTCGGTATCCGGACGGGATATGGTGTTCACATCTCGCTGCCCAGAGCCGCCTTTCAGCTCGAACAGCCCTTTCCAACCCTTCGCCATGCTCTGCTTCACAATCTGCATCTGCCGTGTGTGGTTGCCGCCAGACAGGTTAATCAGTTCGGTGATTGCTGCGCCCTCGCTCCGTTCAGTTGGCGCGTAGGCTTTAAACCGCATTTCTGACCTGTAGGCCTTCCACTCATCCCAGGCTTCGGCATTGAGCTGTTCAGGATACGGATAAGATTTTTTTGTCTCCCTCCCCCTTGGGGGGTTAGGGGGGATCTTATCTTTTACTTCTTCCTCTTCCTCTTCCTCTTCCTCTGGTAACGCTTTTTGTAACGCAGCCAGCGTTACTTTCTGCGTTTCATTTTTACGGTGTGCTGCAACCCTTCTGTTTGTAAGTGCCCGTTTTTTAGAGCTTTCCCCATTATGGCGCTCAAAGTTGGGGAGAATAAGCTTGTTGCCGTCGTAAGCGAGCCAACCAACAGCGATCAGAGCATCAGCGAATCCTGTAATAAAAGCGATACGGTCAAGCACTCCTTTTGTAACGCTGCCAGCGTTACCGTCAACAGTTTGCTGATCCGCCCATGCCCATATGCGAACGAGCTTACCGAGTACCGCATCGGGGTCGATATTCAGGATTTCTGCTATCTGGAAAATCTCCGGCTTGTCTGGTGTGATCACCTCGACTTTTATCCAGCTACTGGCCATCCTGCACCCCCATATAAGCGCGAATGAAAGCCGCAGCTGCCTGGGCGTTTATAGCGTTACCGTACCCTTTCAGGCGGCCGACGCGGTTGCTGCTTGCCACTCTTGCCACCCCGGGCTCGACTCGTCCCATGCGAGCGGCAGCCCCATCAACCAGCGGGAATGTGCCGGGTTCAACTGGACGCCATTTTCCATCTCGACAAAAGAGCCAGTCCGCATCTCGCCAAAAACCGTTAACCTCAAGGGCCCGCACAGGCTCGCCGCCCATCCGATTTTGTTCGGTGTCTCCCTGCCGTACGTGCTCATTTGCACCGTCGTTGCATTGGTGATGTAGTTGACCTGTGGTGTTGGCCAGCCCGTCAAGAACGCCTGGCGCGGCAGTTGGTCCAGTCGCTCTTTCCCGTCCCGCTGCGCAGTCATTCCCGCCGAGTCCTTCCAGTCGCGTGAGGTTGGTGTCACCCATGCCGCTAGCACTGCAAAGTCCTGTAGATTGGGCTGGCGACCAGCCTCCTTCCTCGCCATTACCTTTTTCCAGTCCTGGTAACAGTTTTTGATGTTGCTCGCCAGCGGACTCGGCCACCCAGTAAGCTCGCTCTCTGATGTGCGGAGCACCGATGCCCGCTGACGTAAACGGCACAATCCCGAAGGCGTATCCCACTCCTTCCAGGTCTGCTTGTACAAGGTCGAACCATGTGTTTGCGTTACCGCTTGCAACCTGTTCGCCAAAGACATGCTGAGGTCTGCGCTCGCCGATGAGATGGAAGAAGTGGGGCCAAAGGTGCCGCTCGTCAGCAAACCCATCTCCTTTGCCTGCCGCGCTGAAAGGCTGGCACGGGCAGGAACCAGTCCAGACCGGGCGATCGTCAGGCCATCCGGCGAGGCGGAGGGAATGGGACCAGACGCCGATCCCGGCGAAAAAGTGGCACTGGGTAAATCCTCTGAGGTCGTCAGGTGTGACATCTTCAATACTCCGTTCGTCAACTTCGCCCGGGGCGATATGCCCGGCGGCTATGAGGTTACGCAGCCACTGCGCCGCGAATGGGTCGATCTCGTTGTAGTAAGCTGAAGGCGTCATGCTGCCTCCCTGGCCTTTCTGGCTGCTTTCAGACGCTCCGATCTCATCTGCGCCTGCCGGCGCGCGCGCTCGTTATTGCACGTAACGCACTCGCCGCTGATGGTGTATCGCTCGCTGTCATGGCCATGCTTACACGCCTTCCCTGTGTAGAACCGGGTGAGCCCCTGCTCAATGGCCTCTCGCTGGGTAATTCGCTTCATCGACTTGCCCTCTTTCTGCATTTGTCTTTGGTAATTTTGCAGCAAGCCAAAAAAAGATCAACCGTATTTGGATAATTATTACCAAATTGGTGTACAGGGAGAGGCAGGAGCCGCCTGGGGGTGGCGGCGAGGGTGAGTTTTGAGGATTAACGTTCGTGGAACCAGAGGACCAGGTCGGATTTTGCGGAGATCCACTTACGGGATTTGCAGGCTTTAAACAGTCTTTCTAACAGAGGCTTACGTGGAATTCTTCTACGGCCAGTCAGGTGAACCTGAATGTAGTGGCTGGTCGTGCCGGCGTCACTTGCGAACTCTTCTCGCTCTGCCGGAGAGAGGTCGAGCCAGCAGCGTTTGAAGTCAAATTTTTGCACATCGCTCATATTTTTTTAGTCCCGGACTAACTTTAGACAGCCTGATTATTACCAATCTGGTGTAAAAATCAATGACTGTTACCTTTTTGGTAAGTTTACCTTTATGGTAATATTCTATTAAATTTAATCAGTTAGGTAACAATTTCAGGCTAAAAAAATAGAAATGAAAAGCATCTACGACATACGACGCGACAACCTCAACGAGATAATCCGGAAGGATTTCGATAACACGCAACTACGGTTTGCCGAGAGATTCAAAAAATCAGCGAATCTCGTTAACAGGTGGAGCAAGGGGACAAAAAATATCGGCGCCAACGCGGCACGCGAGATCGAGTCGTTCGCCGGGAAAGGTCGTTTCTGGCTGGATATCGACCATCTGTCAGATACCCCGACGCTGCCGGAGATTATCGACCCGCAGGAATGGAGTGTGGAAAAGCAGGCAGCGTTTACCCTGGGTGTATGGATGGGACAGCATCCGGATCTGAACTCAGAGAAAAAGGTTTCGGAAGCGGCCGGTATCGGCCAGGCGACCGTAAATCGCATCCTGAACTGCGAAGGCTCCACCAGCATTGGCGTACTGTCGGCTATCGCCAGGGCGTTCGGCCGCGATGCATATGAGCTGATCCTGCCGCCTGGTAATGCTGGTCTGATTGACTATGACCACCATGAATACGCCGGGCTGCCGCAGGAAGAGAAAAACAAGATCGCCGCCTTCATCAAGTTCATCGTCAGCCAGAACCAGTAACCTCTAACTTACCTGTCACTCCTGCCGGTGGGATAACTCCCCGCGCCTCATACACTTACCAAAATGGTAAACTTTTCCTCATCAAATCTATTGACACAACCATAAATTGATCAGATTATTACCTTAACGGTAACAGCAGGGCGTTGAATTACCAGAAATCCACCACCGGGTGGCTTTCTCATACCCCTGATATTTACCAAATGGTAATAGTGAGGTGTGTATGCAATGGCAAATCATTAACGGCTGGTACTGCGTTACGGCATGCGGGCTGATGAGCTGGAAGTTTCGCACGCTGCCGGAAGCAATCAGCTGGGCGTTCGTCAGCAAACTGGCAGCAAAAACGGAAATGGGTATGGGGGTGAGTAAGTGACTGATTTAGCAATTATCGAAATCGCGCCAGACATGGCGCCGGCAATTTACGTTGAGAACGGGCTTGATTCCTTCCTGGAAAAGATCCGCGCCGGAGTAAACGAAGTTCCTGACCTGAGCACTGCAAAGGGACGGGCTCGTATTGCATCGCTGGCCGCACAGGTATCACGCAGCAAAACTGCTGTAGAGAAACCTGGCAGGGATTACCTGAAGCGCCTCAAGGAGCAGCCGAAAGTGGTTGAAGCTGAATTGCGCCGCTTCGTCACCGAATGCGATCAGCTGCGCGATGAAGTACGCCGCCCTCTTACCGAGTGGGAAGATGCTGAAAAGGCGCGCACCGAAGCACTGCAGCAGCGCCTTGTGGATTTGCGTGCGCTGGCTGACGTGATCGACACCTCCGGTAACTACCTTCCTTCTGCTGATATTCAGGCGCGCATTCTGGAAGCTAAATCTGTGGTACTGGATGACAGTTGGCAGGAACGTGCAGCAGAGGCGGGAGTGGCTAAAGATTCAACTATTCAGCAACTGGAAGCGTCGCTGGTAATAGCGCAAAAGCGCGAACATGAAGCCGCTGAGCTTGATCGCCTGCGCAAAGAGGCAGAAGAAAAAGCACGTCTTGAGCGTGAAGAGAATATCCGCCGTGAAGCCGCTGAACAGGCTAAGCGTGATGCAGAGGCAAAGGCACAGGCTGAAATTGATGCTGCTGCACGCCGTGAATCTGAAGCCAGAGCTGCAACTGAACGCGCAGAGCGCGAAAAAATTGAAGCCCAGCAGAAAGCAGAGCGTGAAGCAAAAGCCGCTGCGGAAAAAGCTGAGCAGGAAAAGAACGCTGCTATCGCAGCGGAGCGCCGCCGTCAGGAGGAAGCTGAATCAGCGCGCCTGGCTGAGCAGAAGCGCATTGCGGAAGAAGAAGCGCGCCGGGCCGCTGATAAAGAGCACCGCCGCAGCATCAATCGACAGGCTATCGCAGACCTGATTGAAAGCGGCCTTACGCAGGAAATGGCAGAGAAGGCACTGATCGCCATCGCCAGCGGGAAGGTATCTGCAGTCTCTATCAAGTACTGAGGTGCGTATGAACACTCAGCAGATTAACAACCTGAAAAAAATCATGACCAGCATCGACAGCAACTACCAGCTGAGCCAGATGCACTATGAGCGCCAGGTGGAGCTGATCGACGCGATCAAATACCACCAGCTGCAGAAACCTTTCTACGAACTGGAGCGCAAAGGCGTGCGCACCGAGATTCTGGAAGAACTGATGATGAGCCCGGAATTCGAAGAAGCTCTCGCGGCGTACCAGGCCGCGCTGACCAGCATCATCGCGAAGTGGGATCTGGCTGACCAGCTGGATACGGCGAGGAACGCGGCATGACACCAGGAATTTACTTCGATATCAGCAACGAGGACTACCACGCCGGCGACGGCGTGAGTAAGTCACAGCTGGATATGGTGGCGCTGAGCCCGGCCCTTCTGCAGTGGCAGAAATCAGCACCGGTCGATACCGAAAAGCTGAAAGCTCTGGATATGGGGACGGCTCTGCACTGCCTGCTTCTGGAGCCGGAAGAGTTTGATAAGCGCTTCATCGTGGCGCCGCAGTTCAACCTGAAAACCAACCAGGGGAAAGCAGATCAGGAAGCCTTCCTGAAAGACGTCGAGAACATGGGCATGACGGTAATGGACGCCGAACAGGGCCGGAAGCTGAAAATGATGCGTGATAGCGCAATGGCACACCCGGCAGCGCGATGGCTACTTGAGGCGGAAGGATTCTGCGAAGCCTCCCACTACTGGACGGATCCGGATACTGGCGAGCTGTGCCGCATACGCCCGGACAAGCGCCTGAAGAATCACCCTGTCCTGCTGGACGTGAAGAAGGTTGCCGATATGGAGCGTTTCTCGCGCCACATTGAGGAATTCCGGTACCACGTACAGGACGCGATGTACCGCGAAGGCGCGCAGCAAACCACCGGCGATCCACATGGATTCTTCTTCCTTGCAGTGAGCGAAACCATTGACTGCGGCCGCTACCCGGTGCGGGTGTTCGAACTGGATGCGCAGGACGTGGACACAGGGCATGCGCTCTACCGCCGGGATCTGAATACCTATCACCAGTGCCGCGAAACAGGCGACTGGGGTGGATTTGAAGTTATTAAACGCCCTGAGTGGGCACGCAAACAGGATATGAACGTATGAGTAACGATATCGCAATCACTTCTCAGCCTGGTGCTACCGTCGGCACCGCCGCGGCAATCTTCAGCCCGGAAGGCATCAACCAGTTAGTGCGCTTTGCTGAGCTGATGGCTCAGAGCAGGGTTACTGTTCCGGCGCATCTTGCAGGGAAGCCGGCAGACTGTATGGCTGTAGCAATGCAGGCTGCACAGTGGGGAATGAACCCTTTCGCTGTAGCGCAAAAAACCCACGTCATTAACGGCGCGCTGGGTTATGAAGCGCAGTTGGTAAATGCAGCCATCACCGCAATGGCGCCAACAAAGGATCGCGTTCACTTTGAATGGTTCGGCCCATGGGAAAACGTGATCGGAAAGTTCATCGAAAAAACAAACGACAAAGGGAAAAAGTATCTGGCGGCTGGATGGTCAGCAACGGATGAAAAAGGGTGCGGGGTAAAAGTCTGGGCAACGCTGAAAGGTGAAAGTGAGCCTCGAGTACTGGACCTATTACTTACCCAGGCCCAGGTTCGTAACTCAACTCTATGGGGCAGCGATCCAAAACAACAACTCGCATATCTGGGGGTTAAGCGATGGGCCCGCCTGTATTGCCCTGACGTAATTCTCGGCGTCTACACCCCTGACGAATTGCAAGAGGCAGCACCGCGTGTTGAGCGCGACATTACGCCACCGGCTAGCACCGCTGCGGGGATGAATCAGCTGATCAATTCGCACCCCGATCAGCACCATGAAGAGAAGGCGAAAAAGACTGACGACCGCGCACCGGAAGACATTCTCTCTGGCTTCTCTTCTGCGGCTATGGCAGCTCGTAACGTTGCTGAACTGGACAAGGCCTACAAATACGCTGCCCACCGCCTGGCTGGTAACCAGGAGTTACTGGACGCAGCTACCGATGTATACGGCATCCGCAAAGACGAACTGAACGAAGTCCCTATGTAATCACCACCGCGGCGCCTGGCGCGCCGCACTGAAAAAAGAGAGGTAACGATGAAAGGTGCATTAGGCAAAAAGGAACTGCTGGCGGTGGTGCCTGTATCGATGAGCACTATCGACCGCATGGAGAAAAACGGGGAGTTCCCTAAGCGTTTCTGGATCACAGACAAGCGCTGTGCCTGGAACAGCGAAGAGATCGAGCGCTGGCTTGATGAACGTCAGCAGAACGGCACAACGGAGTTTGCTGGAAAAAAGCCTCCGGTTGAGCAGCGAGTATTTCTCCCGGTTGGTAACGCGGCGTGACGTCGCTGGCGAGGTACTGGGAAAGGTGGTCAGGATGGTTTCTGTACCTGGCCGCCGTATCCGCCTGGCTGTTCCTGCTGGCGGTCATTTTTCGAGAGGGTTGGATACGATGAATCGGATGGAAAAATACCACGCGGATTATGTCTCTCAGCGCAAAGCGCCCCCTCTTGTCGCCGTAACGCCGGCGGCAATGGAGATCGAGCAGCGCGCTATTGCTCGCGAGAACAAAGGCAAGTACCGCCTGGCCGCTCGCCTCTGGCTTGAGTGCATGGATGCGGCCACTGGCGAGGTTGAGCGGGCCCGTATCGCTATACGCCGCGATCAGTGCATTGGCCGCGGGAACCGGCTTCGCCAGGGATGCTATGCCGGGATCTGCGCCACCGCAGGGGTGATTTATGACTAACCCACACGACAGCATTCGCGTAGGCAGTATCACGCTGGTTTATTCGTCCGTGCGCCGTGGCTGGCTAGCGCCCGGCGGCCAGGTTATCAGAAACCCATTGAAGGCCCAGCGGGTGGCGGAGCAACTGAATAGCAGGAAGGTGTCAGCATGAAAGAACGCGGAGTGATTTTTAACGGGGAGACAGTGCGCGGGAAACTACCGGCCCGCATGGACGCCTCGATCTGCCAGCACGTCACGGCGCCGCGCCTGGAGAACTCGCGCAAACCGGACATTATCCGCGAGAAACTGGTGCAGCTGCTTGGCGATGTCCCGCGCATTGAGCTCTTCGCCCGCCAGTCGTCTCACGGTTTCGACGTGTGGGGTAACCAGTGCACGGCGCCGGCGGTTGAATTGCTTCCAGGCTGCGCTGTGCCGGTAGTGAAGACGGAGGCCGCATGAACATTGCCGAAGAGGCCTCGCTGATACGACAACTCGAAGAGGCGCGCGCCATTATCAACCAGAGGAATGGTGAGATCCTTCACCTGCAGCGAGAAGCGGCGCGCTACCGTGAGCAGCGGGATTCTGCAAACGCGATGGTTAAGTTCCTGCGCGGTCTCTTTGAGAATTCTTCGAAGGCGACACAATGAGCCGCCTCCGGGCGGACTATTGTTCATTCATCCACTTTTCAAATGCAGACGGGGAGAACGGCACCAGGTCGTAATGCTCCCCGTTTATCCATGCATCAACCATATTTGCCCACTGCTGCAGCATGTAGGCCCGCTGCCGGGAATACTCGGCCTTGTTGTAAACCGCCCTCACGCCCTTCTGTTCATGCGCCAGCGCCTTCTCTATCCAGTCTGACGGGAATCCCGCTTCATGCAAAAGCGTGCTCGCTGTGCGCCGCAGGTCGTGCACTGTTAGAGGTTGCAGGTTCTCCCCGGCATCCGCTGCCGCAGCAACCGCGCGATCGATGACTGAGTTCAGAGCGGCATTGGATAACGGCTTACTGGTGCTGTAGCGACCTGGCAACAGATAATCACTCCCGCCGGCACACATCTGGAGGCCTACCATCAGATCCTGCGCCTGAGGCGGAAGGTAGATGACGTGCGACCGGCTCCCCTTCATCCTGTCAGATGGGATCGTCCAGGTTCCTTTGCTGAAATCCACCTCTTTCCATGTCGCCATGATGAACTCGGTTTTGCGTACCATCGTGATCAGGATGAGCTTCACAGCCAGCTTTAAGGTTGGCAAAGTGCTGACGGTATCGAGCGACCTGAACAGCACACCGATTTCTTCCGGCTGCAGGCAACGGTCACGCGGTTTAAACATGGCGATCGCCGAAGGTTTGATATCTGCGGCCGGGTTGAATAACCCGTGCCCGCGGTCATTGGCGTACCGGTACACGCTGCTGATGATTTCACGCGCCTGCACCGCCGTCGCACGTCCGCCGCGCTCGACTATGCGATCGCAAAGATCACGTACCATAGGGGTCGTTATCTCGGACATCATTTTGTTTCCGAGAACAGGCAAAATATCCCGGTCGATTACTGATTGCTTCATAGCCCGCGTGCTGTCAGCCAGGACCACATGTTTCATGTAGGCGTCGGTATGTACCGTAAATGTTTCGGCGCCGCGGATCCGTTTGATACCGTCACGCTTCGCCGCAGCCGGCGACTGGCCTGCGTTCAGCAGCTTTTTAGCGGCTATCAGTTCATCCCTGGCTTCAGCCAGCGTGATACCGTCACGACCATACTGACCGATAACCAGCGTCTCCCGGCGGCCGTTGATGCGGTAATCGTAACGAAACGAGATGGTGCCTGAGATCAGCACGGCTACGTATAGACCGTCGCGATCGGAGACCTTGTACAT